CAGATGTTCTTGTCTGGGGCGCCCAACTAGAGCAGTCGTCTACTGTGGGTGAATACGTCAAAACCACCAGCACGATCAACAGTGCTCCACGGTTTGATCACAACCCAACGACAGGTGAGAGCTTGGGGTTGTTGGTGGAGGAAAGCAGGACGAATTTGGCGTTGCAGTCGGAAGACTTTTCGACGACCTGGGCAAGCGCTAATTACACAATAACTACCAATGCGGCAACGGCACCAAATGGAACAGCTTCCGCTGACAAAGCAGTTAGAGACACAGCAAGTGCAACAACCTCAATCAATGCAAATGTAACAGTTGCCGCTTCTACGGCATACAATTTTAGTTGCTTTGTTAAAGCTGCGGAATGGAGCAAGGTTGGCCTCCGGGAAGGTGCGAGTACCGGCAACTTTGTAACTTTTAATTTAACCACGGCTTCAATAATTTCTTCCACTGGAGCTACTGGCGCCATTACCCCGTACCCCAACGGCTGGTATCGCATCTCAATGCAGATGACTACGGGAGGTGCTCAGACGAGTTACGGTATGCGAATTGTCCCACTGCCAGACAATTATGTAAGCGGAACCCCTTCGTATTCGTTTGTAGGAGATGATACTTCTGGTTTATTTATCTGGGGCGCCCAGTTAGAAGCCGGCGCCTTCCCCACCAGCTACATCCCCACCGAAGGCTCCACCGTCACCCGCGCTGCTGACGTGGCTGGTATTAGTGGTAGCAACTTCTCTAGTTGGTATCGGCAGGAGGAGGGGACGGTGTTTGCGGATGTTGCAAGAAGCCCCGCCGTTACGAGTAGATACCCAAACATCGTTAATATTGGCGATGGCACGGCATCAAATCGTATTCAAGTGTATGGTCTTGATTACGGTGACAGGTACACCCACGAAATTGTATCCGGAGGAAGCGGACAAGTTTCATTTAACTCGACGCAGATATTTGCTCCAAATACCTTTAATGAGTTGGCATTGGCCTTCAAGACGAACGACACTGCTTTTGTTGCTAGTGGCTCGCTTATTCTTGCGGATAGCTTGGTGACGTTGCCTGTTGCCAACCAACTAGTGCTAACTGGTGCCGACAGTCGCACCATCCGCCGCCTCACCTACTGGCAAACCCGCCTGCCCAACGAAACCCTTCAAACCATCACAAACTAATCATGGAAGACGAACTCCTCGCACCCCCAACGCCCACCTTTTTCCGCTTCCCGGATGAACCCACCTGGATTGCTGCAGGTTTAGCTGCTGGCATCTACGTCAAAGAGCCAGTGCTTGATGACGACGGTAACGAGACTGGAGAAGAACTCAAGCTTGTCGGCTACACCCAAAGCTATGCCTGTGATGTTGTCGGCACCATTTCCCGTGGTGGCGAATGGGATGAAGACGGCAACGTCATCACACCGCCTGAACTGCTGCCTGGCTGGCACGTTAACTATCAGGGCGAAGTGCCGGATGAGTGGCTGCAGTATGCAGTGGAGCCGCAGAACCCGGTGAGGGTGTGGGCATGACTTTCACCGAAGACTTAAACCTGTTCCTGGACACCGACGAGATGGCGGTGCCAGTGACGGCCGGCAGCGTCTCAGGGAATGGCATCATCGACATGCCCAGCGAAACCATCGCCGGCGGCATGGTGGTCAGCACGGACTACAGCCTGATCTGTCGCACTGATCTGTTCGGTGACCTGATGCACGGCGCCGGCATCAACGTCGATGGCTACCCCTACACGCTGATTGGCCCACCGATGCTGCTAGACGATGGCGCATTCTGCAGCCTGACCCTGCAGCGCACTGTGACGCCGGAGCAAAACACCTCAGACGACACGGTGCTCGATGGCGACAGCGTGGGCACCACCAGCACAGTGGTGATGGATGGTGGCGCTGCTGACACGACCTACATTGAAGGCAACGTGCTCGATAGCGGCGGCGCATGACCACATACACCCGTTTCAAGCTGCGCAACGACACGGCCGCTGATTGGACTGCCGCCAACCCTGTTCTGCTGCAGGGTGAGATTGGCGTCGAGACCGACACCCGCCGATACAAGATCGGTGATGGCACGACTGCATGGTCGAGCCTGAGCTACTACATCGAAGGCGTGCTGGCACGCGGCCAGGCCAGCAAAACCACAAGCGGCACCATTGCCATCACAAGCGCCGGCACCTACCAAAGCACAGGGCTCACGGCGACGTTTGACAGCGCAACCGACTATCAGGTGGTGCTTGGCACCAGCGATACGTTTGGCCTCAAGAACGACAGCGGCGCAACCAAGCTCTTCATGGTTCAGGCCAGCATGGATGCCTATGCCGGCAACAACCACACGCTCGGCATCAAACTGGCCAAGAACGGCGTTGGCATTGATCAGTCTGAGTGCCGCGCTTTCAGCGGCTCTACTGGGCAGATTGCAAAGCTCTTTTGCTTCTGGATGGTTGAGCTTGCTGATGATGATGAGGTTGCGCTTTATGTAGCCAACATCAGCGACACAACCACGATCCAATTCCAGCGTGGTCGCATCAGCGCGATCGAGGTGCGCAGCTGATGGCCAGCGTCCGCGAGCAGATCCTCCAGTCACTGACTACGACGCTGGCCGCCACCAGTGGCGTGCGTGCTGTCTACCGCTCACGAGCTGAGGCCTTCGGCCGTAGCGAGGCGCCAGTGCTGGTCATTCAGCCCGGCCCTGGCCGTGCCGTCCGCCACAGCACCTGCAAGCTACACCACACGCTGGACGTTGAAGTGATCGTTCACACTCGCGGCGCAACACCAGACAGCCTTGCGGATCCGATCATCGTTTCAGCTCATGCGCTGATCATGGCCGACACCACGATTGGCGGCCTGGCAGTGGATATCGTGCCAACCAACAGCGACCCACAGATTGATCCAGGCGATCTGTCGAGCATGTGGTGGGTTCATACCTATGAAGTGCAATATCGAACCCGTGACGCTGATCTGACACAGGCTTGATAGCGTGATGTCATTGGCTGATTGCACATGGCCCGCAAATCGTCATTACCGTCTGTCCCGCCGCTGCCATCCAGCGGTGGATCTTATGAGCTGGTTGATGGCCAATGGATCTGCACACAACGCACGCTGCAGACTGGTGAAGTGGAGCCCTGCCAGAATGAAGCCGAAGCAGCTGCTCCAATCACTGAGGATTGACCATGGCCCTGTGGCGCAACCGATTGGCCTTGGTGAAGGCCGAATCGACCTATAACACCAACCCAACGCCAGCGGCTACTGATGCGCTGCTGTTCACAGAGCTGGATGTTGAACCACTCAGCCTTGAGCTGATTGAGCGCGAAACCATCCAGCCTTACTTCGGCAATCGGGCCAGCATCGTTGGCCAGCGTTCGGTGCCGATCAGCGCCACCGTTGAAATGGCTGGCAGCGGCACTGCAGGTACTGCGCCGCGCTATGGCCCAATGCTGAAGGCTTCTGGTCTTGGCGAAACCATCGTGTCGAGCACCAGCGTCACCTATGCACCGGTGGCGACTGACTTCAGCAGTTACGCGATGGATTTCTACATCGATAACGGCAGCCGGCAGGCGATCGGCGGCATCCGTGGCACTGCTGAGCTGGCGCTGAGTGTGGGTGCTATCCCGACGATCGCCTTCTCTCACATGGGCATCTGGTCGGCTCCTACCGCTGTGGCCCGCCCTAGTGAGACCTACAGCGCACAGGCCTCACCAGTGGCCGTAAACGCTGATAACACCGCCACGGTGAGCGTGCATGGCTTCTCTGCCTGCATGACGGACTTCAGCCTGAGCTTGGGCACTGAGATGGTGTTTGAGCAAAAGGCCGGCTGCAGCAAACAGGTACGGTTGACTGATCGCAAAACGACCGGCAGCATCACGATCGAGCTGCCAGCGTTTGCCACCAAGGACTTCATCGCCATTGCCAGCGCACAAACCCAAGGCACGATCAGCTGGGTGCATGGTGGGACTGCAGGGAACATCATCACGTTCACTGCAGCCCAGGCAGCATTTGATTCGCCCACCTTTGTCGAGACTGACAGCGTGACCCATATCACGTTGCCATTCCGTCTGATGCCCACATCCTCTGGCAACGACGACTTCACCCTCGCATTCACCTGATCTGCATGGCCTTTGTACTTGAGCAGTCGCCCACTTTCTCCCATCCAATCACGATCCGTGAGGTGCTGGATGGCGGCAAGATCCGAACCCATCAGTTCACTGCGATCTTTAACCGCCTGACTCAGACGCGGATGGAGGAGGTGCAACTGCAGTATCAGGCCATTCAGGTAGCCGCTCGACGTGGCGAAGCGATCGACGGCATCCCTACCAGGGAGATCGCCAACGAGATCCTCGCTG